ATACCATATGTCCTTCGTAGCTTGTTATCGGTAAACCAGTTAGAACGTGCGTCTATCTTTACGTGTAGAATCTCCTTTGAGGGTATGGCTCTCTCATACTGCGACCCCTCTCGCACCATGTATATGTCTGCGTTGATGATTGGATTGTCGTCATCGGCTACGAAGTAGCTACCGAGGCCGCCTCTTTCATCAACAATCGTGACTTGCTTGACAGGTAGGCTCTGTACTTGCGTGATACCCACACCCTGCCTTCCGACTATCTTGTTGATGTCGTTGCCATAGACCATAAGATTACGCATGGCGTTAATCATGATGTCGTCAAACTCTACAGTGTCTTCAACCAATCCTCTTATCGCATCACGTATGCGGGCGTTTCTACCTGTTGTGTAGTTTATCTCGTAATTGTTAGCAGTTAGTGAAACCGCCCTTACCGCACCGTTAAGCTCTGGGTCTAGCTTCAGCATGTTATCGTACAGGTCAAACTCGTTGTCGTGGTTACTGTCCTTTCTCAATCGCTCGGTATCACGCACTATGTCTGGAATACCTGCTATTGCTCTAAAGTCTTCCGTGACTATGCCTTCTCTGGCTCTCTCTATCATTGGATTATTATTTTCTTCTTTAGCTATCAAGCCAAATAGATTCCATGGGCTACGCTTCTCTGCCATGCGTCGTCATTTTTTGGTTGTCATATAATCATTGGGTTATTCTTTTTTATATTTTGGTGCTTTTTAGAAATAATTAAACGCTTTACTGCTCTATTCTTTCTTAATTTTTTATTTTTTTCTATAGTATGGAGAAGTTACCTACGGTAACTAATAGTAGTAGTAGAGATAGTAGAGGGGCTTCTACCAGACATACTATAGAAGAAATAGAATAAATTAATTATAGGCTTTCAGTGTAGCGTTTTTTTCTTTTTGTTGTAACCCAAAAGTAATAAAAAATAAATACTAATGATTATAACACCTTACACAAAGGGCTGGTATATGAGCGGTACAGGGGAACAGTATTTTACTGGTGGTACTAAGTTAATAGAGAAGTTTGCCAACGATAGGCATTGGGCATCGGCATCAGATTTTGCTAGGTTCCTAACAGAGATAGAGCCAGCTAGAAGTCTTGATGCTTGGCGAAATGCAATAGCACGTTGGATTGCCAAAGGTAATGTACTGAATGACGTAGATTACGAAGCTAACGATACTACTACCACACGTATATACTACGATAAGTCAAACGATAACTACATTGTACTACTAGACTCACATGATGGTATGCTGATTGTTGAGGGCGAAAAACACAGAGCCATGAAACAAGCGTACTCAGATGTCGGTGGTGGGTTTACATATGATGAGATGGCTAGAGAGTTTGACATGCCCGCCGCTTGGGTAAGTGAGTACATACGTGTGAACAAGTGGAAACACGCTATGCAACCATTCACTGATGAGGAGGTTATGGCTAACACCCTTGATGACATGGTAGATAACTTCCTTGACATACGGAAGAATGAGATTCTAAAGAAGGCGGAGAAGAAAAAGTGGAGGCAGATTGAAAAAGATGCAGAGCAGTACAACATTTTGCGTGAAACACTTAGTAAAGACTTCTTTGAGGTACTAGCTGACCACAAGCCTGTTAGTGTCAAGCGTAAGCCTATGAAGCATACAACAGATTATGCGGTGGTGCTTTCCCCTACTGACCTGCACTTTGGTAAGTATGGTTGGGTAGATGAGGTCGGTAGCACTTACAATCTAGATGAGGCTAGAGATAGGGTTCTTACAAAGACTGAGGAGCTACTGGCTAGGCTACCAAGCAAGCCAGAAAAATTCTTTGTCGGTATTGGTTCTGACTGGTTCCACGTAGATAATGACGTTGGGCAGACTACTAAGGGTACTGCACAGGACATGGCGGCTACGCCAGCACAGATTCTTATGCAGGGTTGCGACCTTGCACGACAACACATTGACTTGCTACGCACAGTTAGCGATGTCGAGCTAGTCTTTATGGGTGGCAACCATGACAGACACACCAGTATCATGTTGATGTTATACCTTGAGGCTTACTACAATACATGTGATGATGTCGTAGTAACGGTCAGTCCACACATTAGGCAGTATGTTACCTATGGTAACAACTTAATTGGTTTTACTCACGGTGATGGTAAGGTAATGAACAAGCTACATTCCCTTATGGCACACGAAGCACGTAGAGATTGGGGTGTAACTACCAATCACTTGTGGTTCCACGGTCACTTGCATCACCAACAGATTAGAGAGGTCGGCGGTTGTCTTGTGGTACAACTCCCCAGTTTAGCTGGTGAAGACAGATACCACAGTCGTAACGGTTACGTTATGGCTAGACCGGGCCTATCTGCGTACATGATTGACAAGAATCTTGGATTGACAGGTAGTTTATTCGCCCCGGTGGTACATGATGAGTGAGTGGACTTCTGCTAAGTGCTGGGCGTGTGGCTGGACTGCACCACGTATGTTACTAAGTAAGGCACAGAGCAGGGTTTGTCCTCATTGTGGTAAGAAGGAGTTGCATCCATTATGAGATTGACACAAGATTTGGCTATGGAGCGTAGCCGTCGCTCTGTCAAGTATTTCTATGAGTGGCTTGGTTACACATGGGGCGACCACATTGGCGAGTGGATGGATATGTATTCCGATAGAAAAGATGCCGAAGTGCATAGGGTTTGTGTAATAGCTCCACGTGACCACAGTAAGTCTACTACTCTTAGGGTAAAGCTATTGCACCAATGCTTGTTTGAGAAAAAGGCCAATGGCAAGCCCTTTACTTGCTGGTTGATTTCTGCTAGTAAAGACACGGCTATCAGAAGGCTACAGGAGATTCGTGAAGATATGAAGTCCCATCCTCAGTTGTCTAGGTATCTTGACCCTAAGAAGGGCAACAAGACTGAGATTCACTTTACTAACGGAGCGTGGATTATGGCTACGTCTGTTGGGTCTGCTATTCGTGGTGAGCATCCGGCTTGTGTGGCTTTCGATGATATACTTGTGGATAGCGATGAGATGAATCCCACTACTCTACAACAATGGTTCCGTAAGGCTATCAGCCCTATGTTGAGTCCCGGTTCTTCCTTTTATGTCGTAGGTACGCCGATGTCAATGACTGACCTGTACCATACAGAGATGTTGAGTAACAAGTCTTGGAAAAGCGGGTCTTGGAGTGCTATACCTAATTATGATGAGTGGAAGGCTAGTAATGGTGAGGTAGAGGCTAAGGCACTCTGGCCGGAGTATCGTAGTGCTAAGTTTCTTCTAGAGCAGAAGGATGCGGTAGGCGAGCTAGAGTTTGCACAAGAGTACCTATGTCGTGTCGTTGATGACGATTCCTCTGTCTTTCCACAGAACATGGTGCGTAAGAATCTGGACTTGGATATTATACTACAGGTTGAACCTATTCCTAATAACAAGTACATGATAGGGTTTGACCCTGCACACGGTCTTGGTAAGGATTACAGTGTGATGGTTGTTCTCAGACAGGACGAAGAAGGCTTTATTCACTTTGTAAATATGTGGAGGCGTAATGATTTCCCACCTAACGAGCAGACTGACATGCTGATAGAGTGGAGTAAGCGGTATGGTTCTTGCCCTCTGGCTTGTGAGGACGTAGGTTTCCAGCAAATGTACAAGAGTCTTCTGGCACAGAAGGGTGTCAATGTAGATTATCGTGCTAGTAAGGTAGGCAACAGGACTTTGAAGCAGGGGCTACTCAACAGGCTTAGAGTCTGGTTTGAGAGGGAGATGGTTTACTTCCCCTATGGCAACGATGAAACTAGGAGGATGGTAGAGCTTATCCTTGATGAGCTGAAGACTCATGCTTGGCGTGACGGTGTGATTGTGGACTTGGGTAAGCACAACGATACTGTCATGGCCTTTGCACACGCTATAGACCAATTCACATACAAAACACCGGAGATGCCAGTGGTTATGAAGTCTATGAAGGGAGGACAATGGTTAGGTGGAAGCACACAAGGTCTGAACCGTGAGAGGTCTGGCGTAGGTGGTAGAGTGATAAACAGGAGAGGATTTTGATGCCGGGACCAATGAAGCGAAAGAAACTGTACAGACACATACTAAAGAGCCTACATGACACAGGTTACTTCGATGACTGGCGACAGACAGACGAGGTTTGCCGGAAGGTGAATATAGATGTTCCCGATAGGTGGTCGCAGTTACATGGTAGTGCGCTTTTCAGATACATGCGTGAGCTATCAGTGGAGGAGCGACACATTTGGCATAGGACCCAGATGGTGCGCCAGTGGAAAAAAATTTGAAAAAAAATTTTACAAATTTCGTGAGGTGCTGGGCGTATAGGTACGTGCATAATTTTTAATTTTTGGATATTATAATCTGAATCACGGATATTGAATTTCAAGCAGTACCGTGGCTCTAGGGATGCGGGATTGAACCCAGTATGCCCATAATACCCCAATGGAAGCCCATATAGCCCCTCTTAGGGTGTGGCAGGGGGTAGAGTACCCCCCGCCGATTTCATGCCCTGTATGAGCCACTAATCACGCCTCCTTCACCACGATAGCGTTCTCATCGGCCCAGTCCCATATCGTGAGCTGACCCAATGCCCTGCCATAGTGAAGTGCGGGGCCTAGGGTATCATAATGCTCGGAGGCGTCCACATGGAACACCCCGTTCAAGTCCTTCCAGAATCCGACATATCCAACAATCCCCTTGAACCTTTCAGCACATGCCCAGATTAGATATTCCAATGCCTCCGGGCTTTTCGTTGTGGCCCATGATTGAACATCGTAATCAACACGGTCACGCCTTGGGATGAAGCCGACTTGATACCCTGCTTCTAGGGTAGCCCTTGAGAGGGTGAATGAACCGTCGGGGTTCTCGTCCTCCTCCTCGATTGAGTAGGTCGCACCACCTAGGATGATATCACCTAAATCTGGACTGTATCGAGGCATCAATTCACCCCCTTTAGGGGGGTGAATGAGTAGTGGGATTCACCCTCAATGAACCCGATGAACCGATATCCTCGGTCCCTACGGGGATATCCCCACTTGTTCAAGTCTTTCGATGTTACTTCACTCCTTCTCATGGTTGTCGCCATAACCCTAATTCGTCCGGCATTGTATATCAATTTTGGGAGTCCATGCGTCATACTATTTTTAGCGAAAGACTATAAGCCTACATCTCATCTCAGACACGGGGCCGGGTGCGGGAATCCGGCGATATAACTCAAGTATACTAATCACAATGACTATAAGCCTACATCTCATCTCAACATGGGTTTCGGAAACCCGGCGACAATCAATCATATGTTAATTAACAATGTTTAATAACCCCCATCTCATCTGGTATGGGGTTTGGTGTGTCGGTGCGCTTTTTGCACTTAGGTAGTCTAGGTAACATCTAGTGAGTTTTTTGCACCTAAGTGAGTTTTACAACACCGAGTAAGTTTTACAACACCGACTGAGTTTTACAACACTTAATGTGAAAAAGTAAAATAAGTGTTAAAAAGTAAAGTAACTGTGAAAAAGTAAAGTAAGTAAAGTAAAGTAAAGTAACTGTCCAAAAAGAAAGTAAATAGTAAAAGACACAGTAAGTGTTTCTACCTACACCGATAAAATCACAACGCAAGCGAAAACAAAATGTTTAATAACCTACATCTCATCTCGGAACGGATTTTTGTGTTACGGCGACATTCCCATAAGACGACTATCTTGGAGAAACTTTTCAAAACGGGCTAATTTAGGGGTTAGGAGCCTCAAACTATAAATACAACCCTTTGACTAGACGATTTCATGAAGCAGACAATACATGCCAAGATAGCATACCACAAGGCCCAGATGAAGATTCACCGAGAGGGAATGAACGCCGTTCCTCACATCAAGTATTCTTCAAGGAGATTAGGCGGTCATACGGCCCAGTATCGTAGATTGTGCCGATTGGCAGGGGTTCCAATCGAGTACCTAAAAACGGCCGTTATCGTGCCAAAAATCACTATCGGGAAGCCATGCCGATACAAAGCCTGTAAGGGTAGAAATCACAAGCTACACGGCGAGAAATGCCCAATCGCCTCCACTAGAGGCAAAAAGGGCGGGAAGGCCGGAGAAGGCGACTCAAAGCGCAGAACCGGCGAATCCAACGGTCGCTACATTGACGGCCGAGCGCCAATCAGAGCGCCCAAATCCCAGACCCAGAAAATCATGGAGGCGGGCCGAAATCTCAAACCGTTAGGGCCTCAGATAGTGGTCAAGAAAAGACTCAATATTGATTGGATAAATCAAGCTATGGCGGTCGCTATCGTGGCCCCGATGCTTAGAGGCGTTCAAGGCGTTTGCTCTGGATGCAAAACCTCAATTCCAGCTATCAAAGCCGTAAAAGTGCATAAGTCGGATATCTCAAGCGCATATCCTAGAGTGATATGTGGGAAGTGTGCATAGAAAAAGACGCTTGCGACACAAAAAAATAGAGTTAAATAAAAAGAAAAAGAGGAGATAATATGACAGAAGAAGAACATTGGACTAGATTGAGGAGGGGCGCATATATCAGTGGTGGATATATGATAATCAGTGAAAGCATAGTGGGGGTTGATAGCTTCGGTTATGATGCCACAGGGCATGATTGGGATTGGTGTTTGTTCGTGGGTGGCGTTTTCATAAGTAGCCATAAAACTTTGTGGGAGGCAAAATTTTTCTCAGAGTGGATATAAATGACGCTTGTGACACAAAACAACACAGTTAAATAAAAAGATTAGGAGGACAGAATATGAAAGCAGTAAAGGAGATACAACAGATATACGAGGAATACCAAAACGAATGTAGCGATTTATGGAGAGGGAAAAGTACCGACCTTGATGCGGTGATTAGAGTATGTCGCACATCGGCACGAAAAATACAGAATGTGTACCTCTATTCAAGAAGAAGCACAAACACAGAATTTGCGAGAAAGATTGGCCAATATCTAAAGAGGGAAATCAAGGACGAACAATTTAGAGTAGAGAGGCTCAAGAGGAAGGTTGAGAACGGCACACATCCGTGGAGTAAGAAGTAGATGACGCTTGTGA